CCTTGGATCACAGACTGGATGGCCATTCCCCCTATTTCCTTTGATGACTGACCCTGTCAACAACCCTGACCACTACACCAGTGGCGACATTGAGTGCATCGATGCAATCAAAGCTGCGATGACCACTAATGAATACTTTGGTTACTTGCGCGGTAATTGCATTAAGTACATCTGGCGCTATCGGCAGAAAAACGGCTTAGAGGATCTCCGCAAGGCTGAGTGGTATCTACGCCGTCTCTGCAACGAATTTGAATTTGACCCTTTCAACGACCCACTCGCATAGACCATGTCTGACTACAAGATCCTGTTTGGGGTCGAGCATCTGAAAGAGATCTCGACCTGCATTTCCCTTGCCTTTGATACAGAAACGCTCCAGCTACAGCCTGAAGTCGGCAAGCTACGGCTTATCCAATTGGGATGCCAAGCACGCCAAGTGATAATCATTATCGATTGTTTCCAACTTGAAGAAAGTGATTGGGAAAAGCTAAGGCTTTTCTTTACCAACGGTGATCGATTTTGGCTGGCACACAACGCAGTCTTTGATTTGGCTTGGCTGCAAGAACATGAGATTTATCCACGCGGTAAAGTCCGGTGCTCGATGCTAGCCAGTAAGTTAATAAATAATGGGATACCAAGTGTAAAGCACGGCTTAGCTAACTTAGCTAAGCGAATGCTGAGAATAGATTTAGATAAAGAACAACAGCGTTCAGACTGGAGTGCGCCGGTCTTAGATAAAGAGCAGATGATTTATGCGGCTAAAGACGTTGAAGTTCTATTAGAAATGGATTTAAAGATAGATGAAAGTTTGCAAAATTATAGGTTGGCTAATGCTTTTTCATTGGAATGCCAGGCTTTACCTGCTATGGCACAGATGTGGCGCACTGGTTTGCCTTGGAATAAGGTGGCTTTGGAAAATTTACAAGGCGACTACGAAGAAGACATTGAAAGATATAGCAAAGACTTTTTGCTTGAGTTGGATGAAGCCATGCCTGATGAACACAAGCTACCTAGGGAACCTATGGATGTTCGCCGGTTAAATATGCTCAAAGATTTGGTTACTCAGATGGGCCACGACGATGAGATGTATGAAAAGTGGTACGACGAAATAGAAGAGATTGAGACCGCACCAAGGGCTTTTAATCTTCGCGTGAAAGACTCGGGCAGTATAAGACTTGGCACAAAGCTGAAGGCTGGTTTTAACTTGAACAGCCCTAAACAACTGCTTGAAAAGTTTACTATTTTGCTGGGTGAGGCTCCGGTGGACAGTAAGACAGGAAAGCCTAGTGCGTCACGGGCAGCGCTCCAAGAGTATGCTGCAGATCACCATGTGATTCAAACCTACTTGGCTTGGAAAAAAGCCGAAAAGCGTAGGCAGATGGTTCAGTCAATCCTTGAGAAGATGACCCCCGATGGTTTTGTTTGTGCCAGCTATATGCAGCTTGGGGCCGAGTCAGGTCGGATGTCCTGCATAAAGCCAAATAATCAGCAGATTCCCCGTGATTCAGAGTTTCGCCAATGCGTTGAGGCTCCTGATGGTTGGCTTCTTGTTGATTGTGATTTTGGTCAGATGGAATTGCGACTTGCTGCTGCGATTGCCAAAGACGAAAGAATGATCAAGGCTTTCCAAAATGGAGAAGACTTGCACTCGGTTACAGCTGAAGCAATTGGTTGCTCTCGTCAAATAGCGAAGTCGGCAAACTTTGGTCTGCTGTTCGGATCTGGTGCTAAGGGCCTTCGTAACTACGCCGGTGCTTCAGGAATAGTTATGACTATTGATGAAGCTCGTAGTATCCGTGACCAGTGGCTAAAAACGTTCCAGGGCATCGACAAGTGGCAAAGAGATAATGCTGACCTAGCTGAAAGAAGCAGCAATAATGCTTGGCCTGAAATCAGGATCCCGCTTTCGGGGATGCGTAGGTTTCTGCCTGGTGATATGAATCGGTTGACCGTAAGGTGCAATACCCCGATCCAAGGTGCCGGTGCAGCGGTTTTGAAATGCGCCTTAGGAGATCTTTGGCCACTACTCAAAGAGGCTGGTGAAGATGAAGCAAAAATCGCAGCCTGTATCCATGACGAGATATTGCTGCTAGTGCGTGAGTCTAAGGCTCAGGAATGGGCTTCCAAGCTAAAACAGGTAATGGAAAGCGCTGAAGCCAAGTGGCTTGGGGAAGTCCCGGCACTGGCAGAACCCCAGTTCGGTAAGCGCTGGTCTGAGATCCACTAAAGGAGGAACATGGTCAGCATCTATCACACTCCTAATGGCTGGACTTTTTGTCTACTAAAACAAATGGGTTATTACAGTAGCCTTTCGGAAGTGATGGATGCTGCTTATGCAGCCGAAAACAGGGAGGCAGATCATGCTTGCATACCTCAGGTACGAAATAAGTCGTGCCACCACTGCCGATTTGCAGAGGGCCGCTGAATTCCTCGAAGGAGCTAGGAATGTAAGGCAGGGTTGCCGTAAGCAGCGTACAAATTCCCGGAAAAATCAATTGAATGGTTGGCGAAAACATGTTGATGATTCTATCTCTTGGTAGCAGAGTGCTAGACTACCGTGTAAAAGGGGTAAATTTTGGCTATACGCCACGGAAATAAAACTTACATGCAGATCCTTTTGGATCCGCATAGAGCAGCTCTGCTTGAAAAAATAGCGATGGATAAAGGCGTACGTTCCACGGCTTGGATTAGGGATGCAGTTTACAATGCTCTAGAAAAGGCCTTGCCGTCTTCCGTTTATCAAGAGGCCGTGGCTAAGGATGAGGCATCTTGGCGCGAATCGGTAAGGCGCAGAGTAGAGGGACGGATGAAGTCTAAAAAGCAAGACTCACCCTAAATTTGTGCTACTCTACAGCTGTCCTGCTACTAGCTCGATGACACGCTACGCACTTTTAGCACCAGCAACAAAGGAAAACTTGTATTTGGCTGCCGTTTACCCTAAATCTTCCAAGGACAGCGGCATCCGCCTTACTGACAAAGAAGAAGATGCCTGTTCCTTTGTAACAATAGAGAAAGCAGCTGAAACTGCAAGGTTGTTGGAGGATTCTGTCGGTTACTTGGCTTCAATTATCGAGGTAAACAACTGATGGACGGCTTTACACAGTACATAAACGAAATCGTCCGTTACCCACTACTGACAAAGCAGCAAGAGATTATGCTGGCCCGTCAGGTACAAACTTGGATTAACAATGAAGAAGCAACCCCTAGACAAATCAAGCAAGGTCAAAGGGCTTACCACAAGTTGATTAACTGCAATCTGCGGTTAGTGGTTTCTATCGCTAAGCGGTACGTTCCAAGGGCAAAGCGCACTGAGCTTTTTGACATTGTTCAAGAAGGGAACATTGGCCTAGCACATGGTATAAAAAAGTTTGACCCTGAAAGGGGTTATGCTTTATCTACTTATGTTTACTGGTGGATTCGTCAATCCATTTCAAGGCACCTGTGTTACCACGATCGTGTTATTAGATTGCCTTCACAGGCAGTAGAAGCCCTTGCAAAATTACGCGGATGGGCAATTACGTTCCAGGCACAAAATTCTAGGCCACCTTCATTAGAAGAGTGTGCTGAATATTGCAATATAAAACCTCAAAGACTACAAGAGTATTTAGTACATAGTGATGACTGCGGAAGCTTAGACAGTAAAGGCACTTTCGATAATTCTGATGATGGCACATCACTAGTAGATCTAATAACAGACGGTACTCATGGAATGGATGATATTGATAGTGCTTTTAACAGTGAAGTGTTGAGAAAGTATCTTTCGCAGTTATCAGAAACAGACAGGATTATAGTTGAAAAATTTTATGGTCTTTATGACTTTAACCCTAAAACTTATACACAAATTAGCCAAGAATTGGGTATATGTCGTGAACGCGCCAGGCAACGTTGTAATAATGCTATAAGCAAACTTAGATTTTTTTCTAATCAAACTAAGGAGCTTTGTTGATGGAATGTCCAAACTGCGGTGCAATCTTAGGCAAGGGTAAACAAAAGGTTATTACCACAGCTGTTTCTCACGAAGTATCTAAGACACGGGCTTACCGCTGCCTAGAATGCAACAGCGTCAACTGCTCCGTAGAGCTGTTTCTAAAGAAGGAGCAGGTTGAGTGGTGCAATGGTAAACACCCAAAGCAGCACATCAAAAGACACGCGCTTGTAAAATTGCTAAAAGCTCTTCATGACATCTCAAGTTGATCTGGTTTGGGCAACGCCTGATGCTCAAAAACTAATTGTGCGCATGGCCCGCGTTAGTAATCCAAACAATGAAGACAACTGGGAAACCGGGCCAAATCTTATTCGTTACCTTATTAAGCACAAACACTGGTCACCATTTGAAATGGCCAGTATGTGCGTCAAAATTGAGACGGAAAGAGACATTGCTGCTCAAATTATTAGGCACAGATCGTTTTCGTTCCAAGAGTTTTCTACTCGATACAGCAAAACTAAACCGGCAGAAATACCTTGGTTTAGAAAACAAGATCCTAAAAACCGTCAGAACAGCATCAATGACATCCACCCGTCCCATCAAGAAGATATGCAAGCGCGTGCTGGCAGGATCATTGCTGATGCTTTTCTTCTTTATCAGTCGCTACTGGAACGCGGCGTTGCCAAAGAAACGGCGAGAAGAATCTTACCAATGTGTACACCAACTTCGATGTATATGACTGGTAACCTTAGAAGCTGGATCCATTACATTCTGCTGCGTAGTAATACAGACACACAGCTAGAACACAGACAGGTTGCTTTGGCGTGCCAGCGTATATTTAAATTAAACTTTCCTGTCATCGCAGAAGCGGTGTTCACTAATGAACAGACCGAGAGCTCCGGTTGAATACATTGGCGGGGGCTTATACAGAGTCTGTACAAAAGGCGGTGGTATGTGTATAGAAATTCACGGCTTTTACAAAGCAATCAATGTCGCAGAAGCTATTTACTCTTCAAGCCATTCGGATATTCGAGCTTCGCGGGCCTCGGTCCAGTAGTCTCGGGTTCTGAACCATTCTTTCCAGTTTTTACCTGATTTGTGGCTATTGCAAGAGAAGCAGCAGCCCACCATGTTTTTCTTTTCGGTTATTCCGCCTTTCCACTTTGGTATTACGTGGTCAAGGGTAGCATTCTTGCCCAAAGGCTCGGCGCAGTAAGCACAGCAGTAGTTCCATTCGTTCAGAATACGGTCACGGAAGCGGATCTTTGCTTTTTTCCGTGGGACGAGTTCGGTCTCGTCTATTTGGTGATCCACTACCACCTCGCGCCGAACAGCATCAAGAATCTTGATTTGCGGCTGTATTTATTTTATTTAATAATATAATTTTTTGCTTTGTTGTAATACCAAAAAATAACTGTCACTACTTAAAACTCAGGATTTACCAGAATAGCCCAGCCTGTAGCTTCTCCGTCAACTTCCCATCGACGTAACCAGTTGTTGCGGCTGTATTCAATTCCAGCGCCAAGAGATGCTGAATTGCCGATGTATCCCCCATTGACCATATCAGCTTCGCCGTTCGGATCGTTATGAACGATCGTTTCATCGGTGTAACCGATTACGCAGCTCCAGTGACCACCTCCAGTTGGAGACGTTGATGGTCCATCATGAAGCCATCCGACAGCAATCGGTCTGCCAGCATTGATCTCAGACTCAATTGTTTTTGCTGAGCAGTCAGTACGGAACCTAGCGTCAAATCCCAGGGAGCGAAGAGCTTTTACTTGCGCCTGAGGATCGGTTGTATCGCCGTAACGTGCGCGGATGATGTTGTATTCATCATCAGAATCAACCTGGCCATGGTATCGAGCGATCATGGCGCAGCTGCTGCTGAAGCATTCTCTGTAACCAGTGCCGGATAAATTATCAAGTTGATACTCGTAAGGCACATCCAAGATTACTTCGATTGGCTTTCCAACCTGCGAATCCATGATTTTAATAAGTTTGGCGGCATATTCAGGGTCTGTAGCGTAGCCCTCCATTACGAGCATATTTGCGCATTCATTTCGATCGCCAGCGCGATTTACGCCTTTATGCTGTTGATAGTCTTGATACCAACGCGAAACTAAATACTTAACGCACGCAGCGAGCGAAGGAAAATCTATAAAATTATCATCGATCGTGACCCACTGGCCATCCAAGAACTCTCGTGTTGTAGTGGAAGTGCCTGGACCCTTTAGGCCAAAATAATTATGCCTACCTGAAGTATGTTCTCCCCATCCAGACTCCAATGCCCATTGAGCTGCTACACATTCTGGAAATTTTGCACCAGCTTCAATCGCAGCAGAAATAAGCCCATCCCAGTCATTGCTGTAAGCAGAAGGTGCTTCAACAGATGAAGACCAAGTTGAATACCAGTCCTGGTCACGATTGAGAAGATTAGGAGCAGCAGCGATGATTGCCTCTTCGAGTTCTTCAATCGCTGCGTCTTGATGTCCCAGCCTTTTATAGTGGCGGAAAAAATTAATTAATTTCATCGATCAACCTCTGGATTTCTCTTGGAATGGCGAGTTTGTTTTTTTCTGCTTTTGATGCAGAGATGCGAGGATCAAAAACCTCGAAGAATTGTTGCAGTTGACCGTCAACTTTCCAGCTTTCTCCAGTCAACTTTTCCAGTTGTGCTCTTACAACGGTTTCTAGCTCAGAGGAAGAAAGCTCAGCCATCAACCTTGGCATGAATGGATCCAAGACATTTAACACCCTGGCTACTGCAGAGGGTATGTAGCGGCGTCCAATACGAGCTGCCAGCGGCTCAATCAAAGCTTTGGTCAGTATCAATCCGACAATTAGACCGAAGAATGCGTTCATTTTTCAGTAGTGGTTGAAGTGCGAGGTTTTGATGAAGTCCTACGAGTTGTGGAAGATGATCTAGGCGCACTGTTTGGAGCGGCTGGAGCCTTTTCGCTTAGACCAGAAGGAATGAACAGTGCTGAGACTGCCATCCAGCGCTCCAAGCAAGCGTTGCTTTGTGGCTTTGTACTCATGAAATTTGGCACCTCGCAGGTGCCAACAAATGCGACTGCGAACAGCATTTGGCCAGCAAGGAGTCCGCTGCTGATATTTGCAGAACCTATTTTAAGTTTTTCGGCAACTCCCCGCATGAAAAACAAGGCGGTTTTCATTTTTATCTTAGCTATTTTTGCCTTCGAGCATTGTGATTCTGTTGCCATGTTCGTGAAGGCGAGTGTAAATTTCTTTGCGATCTTCACGCATGTCCTGATGAAGCTCTTCAAGTTTTCCGGCGATGCTTTCCACCGCCATTGTTAAACGAACCACGGCTTCCCTTGATTCACTGTTGCGCTTATTAAAGCTTGATGCGCCTATACCAAAAACGCCGATAGAAGCACCCAGGATTGCAGCGTAGATTTCAATCACCAGGCGTCCATCGACCTACTTGCTAATTCTACCAAGGTGTGCCTGATGCCTTAGTAGGGGCACGCTTCTCGTCGATTTGTGACTGCAAAGCGGTTTCCACTTTTTCTACCTGCTCTTCACCGAGCTTTTCCTTTACCCATTCGATGACAATTTCTTGGGTGAGAT